CTGATCGCTGTAGGGGCGGTCTTGCGGCATCCACAGCATCCCGGGCAGGATTCCGCGCATATGGCCGTCCTCCTGCCGCACGTAAGTAGGCAGCAGCCACAGGCTGTAGTCGGCTCCGTTCGGAAACGGCGTCGGGCCCCGACCGCAGATCTGCTGGCCGTTGTTGGTATTCAGGGAGGTCAGCCCGAAGCGAACCGGATTGCCGAGCTGGGTGTGATTGCGCAGCAGCACCTTCCCAGTGAAGTCCAGGGACGAAACCAGCCCGTAGCCGCTGAACTGGCCGGGATAGCTCCAGTAGTTGCTCATCCCCGAGTAGTTGTCGTCGGCAGCCAGCACCGTGGCGTAGTTGTCGCCGGGTTTGAAGCTGATCAGATCGCCGAAGCAATAGCTGTTGCGGCCGTACCAGCCGTAGCCCGCTGCATTGGTGCAGAACAGGAAGAACAGGCGGTCGTCACCGATCAGCACCCAGTTGCGACCACCTCCGCCGCTGTCGCCGTTGCTTTCGTACTGAGGGCCACGCGCGTGGAACCATTTGTACCAACCCCACTGGCTGGCAGTGACCTGTTTCCAGTTCTGCGTTGGGTTGTTCGGGTCATAGGGAGCCTGCGCGCCAACGATGGTGTCGATGTCAGACAGGTCTTCCACGATCCCGACGTTGGCCCACTTGGCCCAGCCCGTCGTGTAGTTGGGGGTCTTGAGGCTGTTGTCGATCAGCAGGATGTTCTGCGGCGACTGCGGGTTCTTGCTGCGGTAGGCGGCCTTGCTCGTCCCCGCGAAAGGCTTCTCCCACCCAAGCGGAGCCACCTTGGCGCTCAGGTTCGTGGTGGTCGTCGCGGGCGACACCGGTGTGCCCGTCACCGCGTAGGTGAACGTGGTCATGGTCGTCGTCAGCACGCGGAACGATCCGTTGTACTCGGGCTGCTCGGCTCCGGCGACCAACACCACCTGATGTGGCTGGTAGGCGTGTCCAGCCGTGATGGTGGCGGTGGCCACGCCACTGGCGAAGGTCAAGGTGTCGATGGCCTTCAAGGCGAAGCCGTTGACGAGGCAGGCATCGAGCATCGTCACCAGATCGCCCCAGTTGTTGGCGATCTGGGGTGCGCCAGTCATGCCGCTGTTGAAGTATTTGACGGTCAGGTCGGTCATTTCATTGGTTCCTGTCTACGAATTCAGGGGGTGTCCACGTCGCCGCGAATTAGCAACGTGAAGTTGTCGTCGGGTACGGACTCCGGTCCCTGCTGGACGGTGCGCACCACCCAGACCGGGAACTGCGCGCCGATGGTGTTGAAGCGCAGCACGTTGCCGGTGGCCCAGCCATTGCCCCAACCCAGCGCGGGCAGATGGAAATACGGCACGCCGGTGGCCGGGTTGTTGGGGGCGCAGTCGGCACTGGTGTTGCCCGTGGCAATCACGCCGACGTTCTCGCCGATGACCTCGAACGAGGTGCTATTGGTGAGGCGCACGATCCAACGTTCGGTCAGCGCGCCACGATTGGTCACGCGGATCGGGTACTGTGTGTTGTTGAAGGTTGCCGTCGCCGAGCTTCCCGACAGCGCATCCGACCACGCGCCGTTCCACGTTGCTTGGTCGAAAACGAGATTCACGCGGGCGAACAGGTCTCCAGCGACCAGGGCGCTGGAGACGTGACTCCCCAAGGGATATTCGTGCGTCAGTGCCCGCGTGAAACTGATCTCGCCACTGATCTGCACATCCCGCACCACGGCCATGTCCTCGATGCGGTGCTCGATGGTCACGGGCTGGCTGTAGCCCGACACGTTGATGAAGGTGACGGTGCCCGCTTCCAGATCGGTGGAGTACCCGGTGTTGATCACCGCTCCGTCGTGGCCGACGACGCGCACGCGCGACAGGCGCACTCGAGCGCAGTTGATGGTCTGGCCGTTGCTGACCGAGGTCGTGATCTTGCCGGTGTGGCCCACCACGGCGAAGCCACCCGGGCGAAAGATAGGCACGCGCCCATCGCTGGGCAGGCGCACCGGATCGATGCCAAGCAAATCAGCGTCCAGCGGCAGATAGCTGTAGGCCACAGCGCTGTAGCGCACGCTGGATGCAGCCACTGGCTCGGGTCGGAAGATCTTGCCGTCCGTGCCCACCCGGTCGGCGGCGTACCAAGGCTGGCTCTCGTTCCCTGCCGCCGTGACCATCGTTCCGAAGCGAACGCGCACCAGACCGGTCTCGTAGTCGACGCTGCCGCTGATGCCGGTTGCCTCGATCTTGCCGTCAATTCCGGCCGTCACGTTTTGCGTGCCACCAACCGCGCGGGCATACTGGATCGACAGCGACCCAGGACGAAGCGGTGCCGCGCCAGTTCGGAACACGAACTCGCTGGAGATGTTCTCGCCGACCGTGGTCACGCAACTGGCTCGCGTGATCGCGTTGTTCGTGCCCGCCGTCCAGGACGTCAGCGCCACGTCCCCGGACAGGTAGTTGATCGTGCCGCGCGTGACCCAGCCACTGGTGGTGAACTCCCGCAGGGTGCCCTGGCCGTTGTCGCCCCAAGGCTGCGCGCCACTGATGGAGAGAAGCACCGTGCCCGTCACCACCTGGGCATTCACCCCCGGCACCAGCTTGAAGGCCGGTAGGAACTGGAACGTCTCGGTCTGGTTGCTGGTCGAGCCCGCGCTGTTGTAGCGCAGCTTGACGTAGCCGGACTCGTCGTTGGGGTACAGCGATGGCGCATCCACGTAGGCAATGCCGCCGTAGTTCAATCGCCACCGACCGGTGCCGTTGATGGCGACTGCGGTGTAGACCGGGCGTGGGATACGGATCGAGACATCTGGATTGAAGGTCACCTGACCGGTTGCGTAGTTGACGGTGCCAATCGAGATTCCGTTCAGCACTACACCGCCGTTCCCGTCATCTCGGGCGATCTGGGTGGGGTCGCGCCAGATCGAGACGGCGATGCCCATCTCCTGCAATTGAGCGAAGGTGTACGCGCCGAGAACCGCCTCGTCGGTGAACGTGTTCCACTCGACTTCGAGCGAGCCCGGTTCAATGGCCCCCAAGGTCGCGGTGACTGGCAGCGTCCCCACACCATTGCGGGAGGGGTGAGCGAACGAGTCCTCCTGCTTCGGGCCTGCGACGTAGCTCACAGTGAGTTGCGTGCCCACCGCTGGCAGCACATTGGGCGCGAAGTCCACGCGGTTCTGCGCAACGCTCAGACTGCCAGTGGCAGCACCCGACAGCACGCCCGACGTGGCTGCCGTTGCCGTCTTTGTGCCGCCGTACTCCCAGGACACGGTGAGCGACCCGGGTTGCACCGCCGTCCCTGCAGGTGGGTTCAATGCTAGGCTTTGGGCGGCCTTCAGGGTGGTGGACGGCTGCTGCGTCTCCTGCGTCGGCACGTTCCAGGTCAGCACGAGCGAACTGCCGACGTCGGGCAATGCGCCCAAGGTGACGACGAACGCGCCGGTGTTCCGGTTGAAGGTGCCCGCGCCGTAGCTGGCGTCCAGGCCCTTGAGGGAGCCGTTGCCACTGTCGGAAAGCACATACCAGCGCCCTTGGGCCATGTAGCTGATCGACAGCGTGCCGGGCTGCGGCACCGGGTTGACCGTACCCACGTAGGACTGGCTGCGCGACTCGGGCGTGACCGGGATCTCCGAGCTTTGCGGCGCACGCAAAATCTGCGCGGCAGGCGTGTAGGTGACCGCTTTCGCGTTCGACATCGTCCCCGAGTTCAGGGTCAGGATGCCGTTGGCGTAATCGATGGTTCCGACCGTCCCGCTGGCGGTTTTGAGCAGGCCTGCGTCGTCAAAGATCGTGATGCCGTCCGTTCCGATGGTCAGTGACCCTGGCAAGCAACCGCCCGGCAGATTGAATTTGATGCTGGTCGTCCATGCGTGGCTGGCCGTGTAGCTCACCGCGACGGCCCCTGGTACTGGCAGTCCTGCTGCCGCATACGGCGGCACGAAGGAAATGGGCGTCTCGGTCTGCGCGCTCGGCACCAACTGCGTGTAGATCGAGGTGCCCTTGATCGTGAAGTCGCCGACGGCGGCGGCCTGCGTCAGCGGTACTACCCCGACGTAGGTTCCGGCGTCCGCCACGACCGTGTCGCGCGTCTTGGTGCTATTCGCGGCGCGAGTGAACGTCCGCGTCGCGGGCGAGCCTGTGAAGTCGTAGCGCAGGGCGTCGCTGATGTCGACCGTGACGATGCTGGCCTTGTAGTCCTTGTCACCGTCGTAGGTGAAGGTGCGCTCGACGACAGACACCGAGGTGGCCCGGACGTACTGCTCCTTCTGGGTGCCCAGCCCCTCGTTCTCGATCAAGACCAGCGTCTGGCCGACATTGGTAACGGTGTCGGTGGTGCGCTGGAAAAGCTGAATGACGCGCTGGCCTGCGATGTGGTTCTCGAACAGGTAGCCCGCCCACTCGGGGCCCTTGTTGAGGTAGGCCTCGATGCGGACTTGCGCCTGCTCGCGGGTGTCGAAGGTCTTCTCGGTGCTGAACAGGGTGACGCTGACACGGGCATCCTGCGGCGGCTCGGCCACGATCACATTGGCACCGAAGTAGGTGTCGGTGTCGTCGGTCTGCACCGAGACGAAGGACTTGCGCAGGTTGACCCGGCCTCCGGCGCGGTCCAGTTCCGAGATGTCAGGGAAGATGGCGTTCGAGACACCATCGGCAATGGTGTTGCCCCTGGGCGCGCCACCGCCCTCGGGCACGTCCGCCATCACGGCGGACTTCAGCAGTTTCACGTCGCCGGATTGGATCGGCATTTCAGATCTCCAGGAATCGAAGGGTCAGGCGATAGAAATCGGAATCGGCCCGCGCCGGAATACCCAGCACGGGTTCGGCTTCGATGGCCGTTTCTGCGTGGCGGAAGGCCACGGTGAACGTGCGGCCATCGTTGAGGCTCAGGACGAAGCGGCCTGTGGCATTGCCGACGGGAATTGCCGCCCACGCACGCAGCTGCTCGACCGTGGCGCGCGTGACCCAGGCCATATCGGGTGCGCCCACCAGCGTGATGGGACGACCGGCTTGCCGGGTGGCAGACTGGATCAGCAAGGCTCCGGTGATGAGGTAGGACGTGGACGCCACAGCGGGCGACCATGCGTGCTCATCACTCCACAGCAAATCGTCAGGCAATGGCAAAGCCACCCCGGCATCGAGGTTCGTCAGTTGCATCGGGAATCCTTCAGGCAGAGAAACAGGAGCGCACGGTCAAGCCGTGCGGGCGCGGGCGGCGTCCAGCAGTTGCAGCAGACGAGACTCGTCTCGTGCGTCGACGGTGGCGTTCACCTTCTGCTGCCCCGAGGACAGTTCCACGCGCACCGTGCGGCTGGGCCCGGCATCGCTGGCCAGCACCGGTCGGGCCAACCGCGAGCCACTTGGCTGCACCAGCCCACCCGTGGCGAAGCCCTGGACGCCCGTGAGCGCCCGACCAGCCAGGGCTTGCGCCGGGGCGGACAAGTTATTGATTGCCTCGAAGAAGCCAGCGCCGTAGCGGGAAACGGCATCCTTGTTCACGACAAACTCGCCCGGCGTGAGCATCGCCGGGACGGTATCGGACTTGGCCATACCGCCGCGCCGGTAGAACTCGCCCTGGTTCTGCTCCATGTAGTCGATCAGCTCGCGCTCCAGGTCTTTGCCCCAGAGCAGCGGCTGGGCCATCGCCTGCCGCCACGTCTGCTTGATACGTTCCAGGTTCTGGCGCTCGTTGCCGGTGAGCGTCTTGCGGCTGATGAAGTCCTCCAGCGCACGCCGATCCTGCTGCGCCTGCTTGCCGTAGCTCTCCATCGTCTTGCTGCGCATGTCCAGACTGACCGAGGCACCGTAGTTCCACTGCAGCCAGCCCGTGTACTCGTTCATCCCTTGCAGGCCGAGGTCGATCATCTTCAGAGCTTCGACCGCCTCCCGGTTCTTCTTCGGGACTATCGGTTTGCCATCGGGATCGGTACCTTGGGGGCGACCGTTGCCAAAGGCCTGCACGCGGCCGCCGACGGCGAATCGGGCCACACCGTTGGCCAGCCGGGAGAGCGCACCGCCGCCGTACTTCTGCACCGCGGCCTTGCGAATCACGAAGGCACCGGCCTCCAAGGTGCGCGGCACCGTGTCGTGGTGGCCCGAGCCGGGAACCGATCCGCCGCTCATTCGGGGAAAGGCTGGGGCAACAGCACCGCCGTCAGCAAAGCGGCGCACGCCACTGCCCACCAACCCACCAGTGGCGTTTGCCTCCACCTTGCGCACGTAGATCGTGTGCGTGCTTGAGGTGTTGGCCCCGTTGAGACTCATGATTTCGGCGCGGGCCGCATCGGCGTTGGTGCTGACCTGATGCCGGGACTCGGTCTGGATACGATCCAGCGCCTTGATCATCCCCTCGACGTTGGTGATCGCGGCCTGCGCCTTCTCGGTCGCCACCTTCAGTTCGAACTGCGAGTTCTGGTCGGCGTAGGTCTTGAGCTTGTCCAGCGCCTCTTTGGCCTTGGACACGTCGGCATCGACAGGCAGGGTCTTGCCTTCCTTCAGCAGCTGCTCGTACTGCTGCAGCTTCTTCTCTGCCTCCTGCAAGTCGGCCTGAATCTTGAGCAGGTACTCCTTCTCGGCGATGGCCTTGTCGAGATCGGCGATGGCTTTGTCGAAGCGGGTCGTGTCGGCATCCAGCGTGACCTTCAGACCGTCTTTCAGCTTGGCCGTGATCTGGTCGATCTGGCTTTCGGTCTGGGTGAGGGTCTGCTGGATCTGGTCGCGCGCGGTCAATGCCGACTGCGCGGCGGTCTGGTGCGCCTTGGCTTCTGCATCCAGGGTCTTGTTGAGAATCTCTTCCGATTCCCGGATGCGCTGGATGGCTTGATTGACGCCATCCTTGCTCTGTGCGATCTGTGCGTCGGCATCCTTGGTCTTCTGGGCCAGTTCGACGCGCAACGCGTCTGCTTGGCGCATCAGGGCTTCGGCTTGCGCATATTCCTGCTTGCGGTAGGCATCGCGGGACTGCGATTCCAGTTGGGTGACCTGCGAAACCGCCTGCTCGGACTGCTTGCGGGCGTCCTCACCGCGCTTGGCTTCACTGGTTTGCGAGCTGGCCACCTGCGAGGCCAAGTCCATCGCCTTCTGGGCCAGTTGCCGCGCCTGCTCGAACTCGCCATTGGCCAGCGCCTCGCGGGCCTTCCCCTGGTACTCGGCGATCTGACGCTTGCGGTCTTCCGTGGCCTCGAAGTCGGTCATGCCCTGACGACGGATGTCGCGGACACGTTCCTCGGTCGTCATCGAGAGCTGGCGCTTCTCCTCCTCGATGCGTTTGATCTCGGCCAGATGCCGGTTGGCCTCGGCGTTGAGCGCGTCGATGTGCTGCCGGTACTCGGCCAGCGCCTGCGTCATCGTCTGGCGCTTGGTGGCCAGGATGTCGTTTTCGACCCGCTGGACGTTGGCGCGGCGCTCTTCTTCCGTCTGACCCTGGCGGCGGGCCGACTCGATCCGGGCTTTCGACTCATCGTCAATGAGTTTTAGCGTGTCGGTCGTGGACTGCCGCCGCAGCGTGGTCTGCTGCGTGAGGGCATCCGTCAGCAGCTGCGTCGACTTGGTGATCAGCGCCGCTTCGGACTGCTTGGATGTCTCCAGCGCCGACTGTTCCTGCTGGTAGCGCGCCTTGACCGCTTCGATCTGCCGCAGCAGGTTGGCCTCAACGATGGACGTCAGGCCCTTGTAGGCCTCGGCCATTTTGGCGGTGGCGTCGTTGACCGTCTGATTGGCCTTGCCGACGGCCTGCTCAACCTCACCAAGGCGGGATTTCAGCTTCTCCAGAGCGCTGTGGACGGCCTCAATGCCGCGACCGACCGCTTCCTGCGTGCCCTGGCGCACAGCCTCCAGACGCTTGGCGATTTCCTCGGCGGCGGTAGCGGCGGTGTTCATCGCACCCTTGGCAGCATCCGCCCCCTTGGTCGCGTCGGCATACATCTGCGCGAAGATCTGGTTCATCTCGGCGAGACGGGCCTCGTGGCGCTTGGTGGCCTCTGCAATCGTGTCCGACGTGAAGATGGCGGCGAAGGCTTCCCAGCGGTAGCGCAGCTGCTCAACCGCCTTGACCAGCATCTCGACCATGAAGATGCCCGCCTTGCGGGCGATCTCGAATTTCTCCGACAACCAAGTCCCGATCTCCCAGCCGACCAGGAACGCGCCCAGCACGGCGAACGCCGTCTTGAGCACGCCGACGCTGGCTACGGCGGCCGACACCGACAGATTCGCCGTCGTCCACGCCGCAGCGGTGGCGCTGGCGGCTGTGACGGCCGCCGCACCGGCGGTCTGCCACGCCGTGATCAGCGCCGGGATCAGGCGGTAGATCAGCACGGCCAGCCCGACTTCGGCGATGCGCTTGAGCCACTGCATCACCGTGTCGAGGTTGTTGGCAAGAAAGGTCAGCGCCTCGGCCAGCTTCTTGGTCAGGCCCGTAGATTCATCGACCCGGTTGATCCACTGCCCGAAGGCATTGCGCAGGCGCTCGAAGGCCTGGCTCACCGTCTGCGGCAGTTGGGCGTACTCGCTGGCCAGCTTGTCCTTCTGGCTCATGAGCGCGTTGACCACCACGTCAGCAGTCAGGCGGCCTTCTTCGGCCAGCTTGCGCAGCCGCCCGATGGGCACGTTCAGACCATCGGCCAAGGCCTGCGCCAGACGGGGGCTGTTCTCGACGACGGAGTTGAATTCCTCTCCCCGCAGCACCCCGGAGGCGAGCGCCTGCCCGAACTGCAGCAGGGACGACTGCGCCTCGGTGGCCGATGCGCCCGACAGGCGCAGTGCCTGCGAGATGCTCTCGGTGATCGTGAGCGCGTCCTTCTGCTCGCCACCCAGCATCCGCACGGCCTGCTGGAGCTTGCCGTACAGGGCGGCCGTTTCCTGAATCGGCACGCCAATGCGCTGGGCGATGTCGAACAGGGCCGCTTGGGCAGTGGTGAACTCACGCTGACCCGCCGTCGCCAGCTTCAGGCGCGCGGACATCATGTTCCAGGCGTCGGCGATCTGAACGATATCCTGCACCTTGCCAGCGACCCAGCTGATCGACAGGAAGGCCAGCAACTGCGTCTTGGCCGTCCCCACCTGATCGCCGAAGGCTGACATCCCGGCCTTAACCTCAGCTATTCCGGCGGCAGCCTTCGCTCCAGCGGTCTTGGCGGTGGTCGACAGCTCACCGAGACTGCGCTCGGCCGACGTGATGGCACGTTTGAGCCCATCGTCGGCCCCTTCGAGCGCGACGAGGATGGAAATTCGCTTGGCCATGAATCAATCCACCGTGCTGATCTGCTTCTCGACCGCCGCCGCCAGACGCGGGATACGACCCGCGACCAAGCGCTCGACATCGAGGCGCTTCCTGAGCGCAACCTTGGGCACCAGGACGGCAATCGGGATGTCCGCGCCGCGTTTGAGGCGCTTGATGCCCTCGGCCTTGCGGTAGCGGCGCTTGAAGCCCGCCAGAGGCCGGTCGTGCTCTTTGATGTTCTCGGCCATCAGGACGATGTTTCCCTTCGCGTTCTTGATGAAATAGGCATTGCCGCCGCGCATCAGCTCGGCCACCTGCGCCTTGAAGCGCTTGCGGCCAACCCGACCGTTCAGTGGAATCAGCATCCGCCCGGCAATCTGGCCGCCGGTCTCGTGCATCCCCGACCACGGAATGCGCGAGCCCACGTAGAGCGCTGGCAATCGGTTCGGGTCTTTGTCCAGCACCTTGGCGCTGAAGCCCTTGAGGAAGGACTTCTTGACCACGGCCATCTGGCTGGCGACGTGGCTGCGCACGTCCTGCTTGAGTTCGACTGCCTCGCTGGCAATCGCCCGAGACACCGCCTTCTTGACCTTGTCGCGGAACTCGCCGCCCCAACGGCGCAATTGCGCCTGGGCGGCTGCGCTATCGATCTGGACGGAAATGCGCATGGTGATCAGGCACGGTCGGTGGCCTTGTCAGTAAGTCGGTCGAGGGTTTGGTCGAGGTGGCGGGGATCGCTGCGCGTGCCGATGGCAATCACGGACAGCAACCGCGCATCGCGGGCTGCATCGGTGCGCGCCGTCGCTGCGACGAAGCCGCGCACCTGCGCCAACGTGTAGTCGAGGATGTCTGGCAGGCGGTGGCCGTGCTCGATCAGGTGCTGGACGGCATCGAACCAGCCGCCACCTTCACGATGGGCGGCAGCTTCACTTGGCCAAACAGGCCGTCGAGCTTCGGCATCACCGTCCGGGTAAAAAAATCGGCGTTCACCTCGATCACCTTGGCCGCCAGCAGGATGGCCTCGTCGGCAGCCAGTTCGTCGACCCACGCCCGAGGCTTGCCGACGGCAATGGCGATGGCCGACAACAGGTCATCACCACGCTCGCCGAACAGCGCCAGCCAGTCGATGTTGGAGGCAGTGAGCTGCTGCATCACCGGCGAGATCGCCCGCAAAAAGCCGGGCATCTGCCCCACCTTCAGCGGTTTGATGGCCAGCGGCTCACCGTCGATCACCAGTTCGACCGCCTGCGGAATGAGGGTGTCCAGATCACTCATGGCGGCACCCATCACAGTTGCACGATGCGGCCGAACTGGCCGAGCACCGCGTCGAAGGGCTTGGTGGTGTCGGCCAGCAGCGATCCCTCCAGCTCGAACTTGTTGTACTCGTCCGAGATGAAGGAGATTTCCTTCAGCGGATCGAAGGCCACGCGGTAGAGCTCGACCAGCACCTTGGCATTGCCCTGGGCCGTGTTGATGCCTTCGAGCCGCAGGAAGCGCTCGGGCAGCGCCTGCGTGAAGATGCCGATCTCGGTGGCCACGCCGTAGGCGTAACTGGCCTTGAACGGCGCAGTGAAGCCGGTGGTATCCAGAAACTGGAGGGCACCGAAGTCGGGATCAGCCGTGTAGTTCGTGCCCAAGACCAGGGTCGCGGGCGTGCCTGCCGAATCCACCACGACCAAGGACGACACTTTCGGGTGGGCAAGGAAATAGCGGTCGCCCGCAATCGGCGTGGCACCGCCCACCGGCTCGGCGGTGACCGTTCCCGGCGTGCCGACGACGTGGTTGCCGTAGAGAGCCAGCGCAAGGTTCTCCTTGGTGAATTCCTCGATGGTGAGGTTCACGGTGGCGGACTTCTGCTTGACCATCCGGTGATCCAGCGAGCGCTGGCCGGTCTGGCTCTCGTAGTGCTCCAGGACGTCGGTCTTGAGGGAGAGCTTCAGCTCGGCGACGTTGCCGGGCGAGCGCACTTCGATGGGAAGACCGTCGGTGTCGCGCTTGCCGAGAAAGACGCGGCCTTGAAAACTGGCATAGGTGCTCATTGCTTGGGTTCCTTGCGTTGGAGGGGTTTGGGTTCGGGAATGGGTTCAGCGGTTGGGGCGGTCGGCTCCGGCGTGGCGATGTCGTGCGAGATCAACCAGTCGGCTGATGTCGCGTCGCTCTCGATCCGGTCACCGACGCCATAGGTCTTGCCCGCGTGGGTGTGCGGGCGTGTCAGAACAAGCTGGGTCATAGGGGTCATCCAAGGGTTGAAAGGTCATTGGCCAGCGTCCGGTACGTGATGCGGTAACGCGCCGGGAGCGCCACGGCCACCGCATCGGCGTCCTCGACTTCCCACTCGCTCTCCTGTTCCCGGATGCCCAGCGCCAACCCACCAAACGTGCCATCCGCGAACAGAGCGGCGTGCGCGGCGGTGAGCAGGCGGTCGGCATCGGTTTCGGGAGACGCGGGTGGAACGGCCCGAGCCAGAGCCACGACGCGAACGGTCAATTCGCGTGTGACGCGGTCGTTGGCGCGCTCAGTGATGGACTCCGACTCGGGAAACACCGCGAGCGCCGGGCAAAGTTCGCGGCTGATGGCCACCGTGGGCGACCGGTGCAGCGTGGCCCCGAGCCCTTCGACTGCGGGACGGGCAGCCGCCATCACCGCCAGCAGAATCCGCTCGCGGATGGAGTTGTCTGCCATGGGTTTACAGCCGGGTGAGCTTGGCGCGGATCTCGGAGCCGTCACCCACGGCCCGGATGTCTCGCACCTGGAAGGACGTGCCACCGATTTCGACGACTTCGCGGGCAACAAGCCCCCCGAACGCCGTGACCGGGTAGGTCATCTCGTAGTCGGTGCTCAAGGTCAGGCCGTCGAGAAGGGACTCATCCGGCGCGGCAAAGCCGACCTGATGCCGTTGCGATGGCGCACCGTTCGACGGATACCAAAGACACTCCTTCAGCAGACCAGAGTTTGCGGCCGACTCATAGATTTGGTCGATGAGGTTCATCACGCCACCGTCAGCTTCACCAGCACCCCAGGGCGATGGCACATCGGCAGCGGATTGGACTGCGTGTGCAGGTCGGTGCCCCGGTCGAACTTGCGCGGCTCCTGCTTGGCGTACAGCGGCTGGCCGACCGTGTTGACGGTCTCGTTGAAGTCCGCCGGTGCGAAGTAGGTGCCGAAGGTGTCGATGGTGCCCAACGGGAAGGCATGGGCCTCGCCAGCGGCGATGAAGCGGCGGGCAGTGCCGCTGGCATCGGTGGCCTGCCCCCGGTACTCCTCGAAAGTAATCCCGCCGTAGGTGAAGCCGCGACGCACGTCGTTGATGAGGATGGCCCCGTTCTGCCAGTTCTCGAAGGCCTTCTCGACCTTGGCATGACCGGTGAGCGCGGCGAAGAACTCCGGTGAGCACAGGCAGTGGACGCCGTTCATGAACTCGCCTTTGAGGTTCTCCTCGATGGTTGCCAGCACCGTGGTGCATTTGGCCTTGACGTTGGTGCCTGCCGTGCCCAGCTCGAAGGCCACCGCCTGTTGGGTGATATCGAAGGCATCGAACAGGTCGTAGAGCACCGAGCCGTCCGCGTCGAGGATCACGCCCTTGAGTGCGCCCATGCGCAGGTGCTCCAGCGTGATCGCATGCTTGTTGCGCATGGTTTCCAAATGGCGTGCGATCACGCCCGCGACCGTCTCGGTTTCCGTTTCCGAACCGAAGGCGCGGATGCCTTGCACTTCTTCGGGCAGCACGACGTCGTCGTGCGGAATGTGCGGCACCACGAAGGAGCGCAGCTTACGCTTGCCGCGCACGCCGACCGTGCCAGGCGAACCCGGCGGCAGCGTGGGCAGCAGGTTGAGCACGCCGTTCATTTCCTCGACGACGATCTGGCGCTGACGTACCGGCTTGGACGGCATCAGGTTCAGTTCTTCCAGACGCCCGTACCGGTTGGGCAGGATGTTGATGGCAGCGGTCAGCGCCGTCATCGAAAAGGCGGGATTGCTGAAGGGGTTGTTCATGGTCAAGCTCCTTGGCGGACGAGCACGCCCAGCGCCTTGAGCTGCGCAATGGCGGTGAGTTTTTCGGCGGTGGTGATGGCGTCGGGCCACGCGAGCGCGTGGTGGGCGACGATGGCGTGGCGCGCAACGACGAGACCGTCATCGCGGTCGATCAAGGTGGCGTCGCAGGTCTGCAGCAGCACGCCAGCGGCGACCTGCGAGCCATCCTCGGCGGAAGGGTCGATCTGTTTGAACTTCCCGGTGGCGGTAACGAGGCCGACGACCGTGCCCAGCGGCAGGTTCTGGCCCGATGCGACGGTGACACGGTCGCGCGAGTAAAGGTTTGAGGCTTCGTACTTGAGCAGGTCGCCCAGGTTCAGAAGTTCGGCAAGAGCGGGCATCTCAGATCTCCTTCTTGGTGGATTGCGCCGCGATCCGCTTGGCGGCGTCGATCAGCGGACTGGTGGCGGAAATACGCGCAGCATCGGCCGCCGAATCGGGTCGGATCAGGCTGGTGATTTCGGGACTGGCTTCGGCCTGTGCTGAGAGCAGTTGGCTGCGCACCTTGGCGGGCGAGGACTGGGCTTCGAGAAAGCCAGCGATCAGGTCAGTGCGCCCGGCCAGCGTGCAGGTCTGGGCGATTTCGACGGCGTCCGCCACGCTCAGCGCGGTGGCGGTGGCGGTGGCGGACGGTTGAGGATGACTGCCAGCAGGATCAGCAAGAGGCCGATCAGGAGCAGCGGGGTCGGTTCGATCATTCATGGAAGACTCCATCTGGTGGTTGCGAAGAAAGCCCGCTTGGCTGGCCGGAGCCACCTGAGTCGGGAGTGGGGAAAGCGATTGCGTGAGTTGCGTGAGCGCGTCGTCGAGACTGCCGACGGCATCGGCAAGACCGGTGGCGACGGCATCCGGGCCGAAGAACAGACCCGCTTCCGTGGCGCGCACGGTGTCCGCATCGAGGCCGCGATGGCGCGCGACCGTCTCGACGAACAGGTCATAGATGCGGTCCACCTCGGCCTTGAGGACGACGTGGGCTTCGTTGGAGATCGGTTCGTGCGGGTTGAGGTCGTTCTTGCGTTCGCCCGCGAACACGGCGGTGTAGCGAACGCCGTCCTGGGCGTCCTTCACCGACTGATCGACGTGCATGGCGATGACGCCGATCGAGCCGACGCCTCCGGTTCGCGCGACAAACACGCGGGTGGCGGCTGACGCCAGCGCATAGGCTGCAGAGAACGCCATGTCGTTGGCCACGGCCCAGACGGGCTTCACTTCCGACGCCGCGCGGATGCGGTCAGCCAGATCGAACACGCCGCCCGACTCGCCACCCGGCGAATCGATGTCGAGCAGGATCGCGGCGATCTCAGGGCTGGCCAGCGCCGCATCCAGTTGCGCGGCGATGCCGGTGTAGCTGGCGAGGCCCGATTCGGCTTCGATGCCCGAGGTTCGGCGCACCAGCGTGCCGTGGATCGGGATGACGGCGACCTTGCCGCTCGGAGGCCCGGGCGCGCGGGCCGCAGGCGTGTAACCCACGGGCGCGGCGAGGTCGGCGAGGCCGATGCGCGCACCGAGCACCGAAAGGATGACATCGAGTTTCGGGCGATGGATCGCCAGCGGCACGCCGAACAGGCGCGCCGCCAGATGAGGTAGCACGGTCATGGGAATCCTTGTGGAAGGCGGTCTGGCAGCCGTTCAGGAAGACGTTTGGCTGCCGGTGATGTCCGGCGCGTTGGCGCTGCGGTTGGGTTCGGCGCTGCCGCCGTCTTTGGACGTGTAGCGAGGGTCGGAGTCGAAGATCAAGCCGAGGTCGTCGGCGCGCTGGTTGTCGGCCGCAATCTCGCGGTCGACGTCTTCGGCGTCGTACCCATTGGCCGAGATGGCTTCCGAGCGGCTCATCAGGCCCGCGCGGATGGCCAGCAACATCGCCTTGAATTCCTTCTCCGGATCGACCCACTGCCAGCCCTGGGGAATCCACTTCACCTGCAGGTACTGGCGGCGACGCGCCGTCCCGCCACGCGCGAAGCCCGGCGCTTCGAGCGCACCAGCGAGCACGGCCTGCTTCATCCAGGCGGCCCAGACCGGGCGGCACATCTGATGTACCAGCACGCCGTGCTGCACCATCTCGCACCGACGCCGAAACTCCAGCATCCCGGCTCGGATGGACGAGTAGTTCACGCCCGTCAGATCGCCGGTCAGTTGCTCGTAGGTGATGCCGATGGCTGCGGCGACGGCCCGGAACTGCGTGCGCAGGAACTCGCCATACGAGCCGCCGACGTCGGCCGGGTCGGAGAACTTGATGTCCTCGCCGGGCTCCAGAATCTGCAGTGTTCCCGGCTCCAGCCCGGCCAGCGCGATGCCATCGCTGTCGGCAGCGCCTTCCCCCATCAGGTTGTCCTCTGGGTTCTGGCGGGTCACGAACCCGGCGAACATCGCAGCGGTTTTTTTGCGCACCAACTCGGCGTCGTCATACTGGTCGAGCTCGTTGAGCTTGACCAGGGCCCGCGACAACCACGGCTCACCTCGGATCTGGCCCGGACGCAGCACACGGAACAGGTGGATGATTTCCTTTGCATCGATGCGCACCGTGTCCATGCCACCCTGGCCCGACATCGGGGCCAGTCGCCCGTCTTCGGGGTGCGAGCGGTACAGGTGGTAGGCCACGCGGCGACCGAGGCTGTCGAACTCGATTCCGGAGCGCACCACGTTGCCCGAGGGCAGATCGGTGTTCAGATGGATCGGCAGGTGCTCGGGCTCCAGCAACTGGAGCTGCAGGGGCACCACCAGCCCATCTTCCGGACGGCGTGGCCGCAGGCGGATCAGGCATTCGCCGCCTTCGAGCATCGCGCGGCAGGCCAAGGCTTGCAGGCCGTAGAAGTCGGTCTGCCCGGCGGCGTCGGCCTCCGCCGTCCAGTCGCGCCACAGCGCCTGCACTTCAGCCTTGAACGCCTCGTCGGGCGACAGGCTCTGGGGCTTGATGCCGGTGCCGACCGCGTTGGCGACGAAGGCTTCGATACCGGCCTGCGCCCAGGCATTGCGGCGCACGAGGTCACGGCTCTTGCCACGCAGTTCGGCATTGGTCGCCAGCATTGCCGCGACCGCGCCGGGGTTGCCGGGCATCCACGCCAGCGAGCGACGGCCACGGCCCGCCGCTTCGTGAACCGGAGACTGACCGAAGAGGCTTCGAATCTTGGAATACCAAGCCATCAGAACCCCTTCGAGGTCGTGACCCGGATCTGGCGCGGTGCGCCAGGCAAGAGGCCGGTTTCGGCTGCCTGCTGCAACAGGCCGCGCTTGACCTCGCGAATCGCGGCCTTCAGGTCATCGACCGAGCGGTACTCGACTGTCTTGTCGCCGAAGGTGACGCGGTGTTCGCCCTTGGCGAGCGCGGATTCCAGCGCCTGGAGTTGGACTTCTGTGTAGGCCATCAGCGGTACACCACGAGATTGATTTCGGAGGAGTCGTCGAACGACGCTGCGGTCGTCGCGCAGGAGATGTCGACGTACTGGGCCGTCTTTAGGTCGGAGCTGGCGCGCACGACGGCTACGCGCTGCTGACCGGTGTTGGTGCTGCTGCGGGCGAGCGCCGTCCAGCAGTAGTTCGCATCCGGCATCGCCACGGCGAAATGCACGCGGTACCGGCCCGCCGCCGTGCGCACGACGCTGGCCACATTGCGCGCACTGGCGATCACGACCTGACCGCCCACGTAGCCGAAGCTGACCCACACCCGGGCGAGGCCTGGATGCGTGGCGTCGATCTTGGTCTTGACCTCGAAACCAATGCGCGCCGCCAGTGCGCCAATGCTGGACGCGAGGCTCATCAGGCCAGCGCTCCGTCAAAGATCACGACGAAGTCGGTATCGGTGTTCCCGACATCGCTGGCCGCCACCGCACCGATGTTGGTGCGGGCCTGCAGTTGCTCGGCCACCGTCAGGGTCTGCGCCGCGTCGAAACGCACGCGCAGATTGACTGCGGCCAGAAGCGCATCCAGTCCCGTGGTGCCGTTCTGCAGCAACTGCTGGATTTCCACCAGGGTGTCGTAGGCGGCGTCCGCGCCACCCAAAATGTCGGCCTTGAGCGCGTCGAGCAGCGACACGATCTTGTTCGACGAGTAGGTGCTGGAGGTGGCGATCTGGCTGTCGTCGATGGCGGTGGCGGACAGCACCGCCGCCTTCAGTTCGTTGATCGCCGCGACCAGACTCGACTTGTCGGTGGTGGACAGGCCAGCGAGATTGCCCGCCGTCGCCCGGACGTCGTTGAACTCCTGGGCGACCCGGATGACCAGGCTCTCGATACGGGTGGCAAGACTCATGAAAACTCCTCTGAAAATCAGGACAGCCAGCGGGGATCAGCGAAGCCAGCGGCTTCGGATGACCCGCCGCCGTGATGGGGTTGCAGAAACAGAAAGGCCACCTCGTTGGGTGGCCTCGTCTGGGTCGAATGCTTGAATCGGGGGTGGCTCATCCGGTGGCCGTTCCATCCCGAGTTGGCGCTCCAGTTCGCGCCAGTGGCGTTCCTCGAAGCGATCCAGGCCCGCCGCCGATGCGGCCGCCCGGGCGTACACGTAGCAGTCGAGCGCTTCATTGCGCTCGCGCATCTTTTGCCACTCGCGCACCGGGAAGCCGTTGCGGTCGCGGCGGGTAATCAACTGTTCGGCGCAGAGCTGCTGGATGAACTCGGCGTCGATCTTTGGCAGGTGGACGAACCCCGTCGGGTAGACGGTGGTCACGCCGTCCTCGCTGACGTCCGCGCCCTTGCGCAGGTTGTTGTAGAACTCCAACTTGGCGATGCCGACCGCCACCGAGAACACCTTGATGCCCCGGCGCAGCTTCTTGCCGCCTTGCGAAACATCGATGGCCGTCGGCGTGCCGATCAGGGCTGCGCCGCGCGGCACCCCTTTGACCGGCATCACGCGCGGGTCACGGCAGGCACGCACAAAGGCGTAGGCCTCCTGCGTCGCAAAGCCGGTGTCAAGGGCGAAACGGGCCAGCGGCATCGCCGCGCCCGAGGCGTGCGTCCAGTTTTCGGCAAGCAACTCGGCCAGTCGCTTCCACACTGCGTCGCGGGCGGTGTCGCCCATCAGCACGCGGTGTTCGACCAGCCAGGATTCCTTGCCGCGCCCAAACGCCCAGATCGATGCCTCGATGCGATCCTTCTGCACGTCGGCAGCGCCCACCAGGAGCAATCCACCCGGTGGCACCGTGCCGATCCGGTATTCCTCGCGGCGCTCGACCAGCCGTTGCCAGTCGGGCGCTTCGCCTTCCTCGACCCAGGTCTCACCCAGCTCGGTGTTCTTGAAGGTCTTGATGGCGGCCGCCGACCCCGATTCCTTGTTCACCGAGCTTTCCCACGCGGCGGCAATGTCGCGCCAACCGCGCCAGCCCACCGGGCTGTAAAGCGACGACAGGTGAAACCCCGCCGTCTTGCCGGTGCCGTCGCTGATCATCGCGCGCCATTCGCCGTGCTCCAGCATCCAGGTCTTGTGGTGCTCGGCAATCGACTCGTCGCACGATTCGCAGATGTACGCCGCCGTGTCCGGTTGACCCTTCTCCCATCGCAACTGCTCGAAGCGCAGCCACTGTCGATGCGAGCAATGTGGGCACGGCACGAAGTAGCGGCGCTGGTCACTGGCTTCGTACTCGCGCTCAATGGCCGACGCCCCCGAGATCGTCGGCGTCGACACGATGAAGATCTTGCGCCGAGCGAAAGTTCGCGTGCGCGCCTCCGCCAGCGAGATCGCATCGCCTTCGCCCTCGACGTCCAGTGGATAGCCGTCTACCTCGTCGAGGAACAGATACCGCACCGGCATCGAGCGCAGTCCGACCGCGCTGTTGGCCCCGGTCATCACCAGAACACCGCCCCGGAACTCCTTGGCCAGGATGGTGTTGCCCGAGTCGCGTGACCGTGCCGGGGAGATCAGTTCGCTCAGCGCCGCCGACTCCTCGATCAACGGATCGATCCGCTGCTTGGAATTGCGCTTGGCCATATCCACCGTCGGCCATACCGCCATCATCGGCCCCGGCGCGTGGTGGATCACGTAGCCGATCCAGTTCGAACCCATCTCGGTCGCACCGAGCTGTGCGGCTTTCATGAACACCACGCGCTCGACCGGCGAAGTCGGTGACAGGCAGTCCATGATCGCCTTCAGGTACGGCGTGCGGCTGGTGCGCCAGCGTCCTGGCTCGGCGGATGCCTTGCTGGAGAGCATCCGGTGGCGGTCCGACCATTCGGACACCGAGAGCAGAGGATCGGGCGTAAGCCCTTCACGCCACGCGCGCTCGATTTCGGCAGCGCCTTCGTATTCAACATCCAGCATCAGTCCACCCGGGGCCGCAGTTCGCCCAGTTCCTGCAGGTGCTCACGTACCGCCGCCTCCAGGGCGACGTGCATCGTGTGCG